AAAACCGTCAAAGCCCTTGAAAACTAGGCTTTGACGGTACTTTTTTGCTGGTACGCCCGAGTGGAATCGAACCACCGCACACGGCTCCGGAGGGCTTGTTGCAAGCTTTAAAACCATTGATATAACTAGCTTTGTTGATTTATGGTCGCAGTTTTGGTCGCACTCTTTGTTTTTTTCTTCTGAAAAAGGTCTATTATATGTCTGTTAAATCCTGGCATTGCATGTCCGTACATTTTAAGTGTTGTGTTTGCGTCAGCGTGTCCAAGACACCTTGATACTTCTAAGATGGGTATATCTTTAGTGAGTGCTGCTGTAGCAAATGTATGCCTGAATGTATGGATATTTTTATTTACTCCGGCCAACTCACATATCTTTACCCAAGCACGTCGGATATTTCCATAGTTAAGGGCTTTACCGCTTTCGGTACAAAATACGAAGCCGTTTATATAAGTGATTTTACCGCTTGTCTGCATAGCTTTTAGTCTTTCTATGCATGCATCATATACGATCGGGATGTGACGTATACCTGCTTTTGTTTTAGGATCATGGAATATTTGACCAGTACCACTGTCTTTTGCGCGTTGTATACAAATTTCTCTTTTATCAAAATCAATATCTTCCCATTTTATTGCAAGAAGTTCACCTATCCTGCAGCCAAGTACTAGGAGCAAATAAAATAATGTGTAGTATTTTTTATAGTATTTGTTGGTACGTAGTACACGGAAGATGCGAAGCAGTTCACTAAAAGAAAATACTGACATTTCTTTATATTTGATTTTCACCGGTTCAACAGCTTGCATTGGATTATATTGTACCATTCTCAGAGCCACAGCTTTCTTGTAAGCGGCGAAAAGTAACTTATGTATCTTACTTATTGAAGAGGTACTTAAAACACCGTCATAGCTATTATACAGCTTTTGTATTTCTTTGCCGCTGAGCTGGTCAATGGGTATATGTGCAATAGGAGCAAGCTTATTAGCACTTTGTTTTTGCCTTGCAAAACTGTTGCTGCGCAGGTGTGGTTTTTGATATGTTTCTAAAAATTCTATTACCCATTCTCCAATGGTAATAGAAGAGGATGTAAGATTTCCTTTATCACGTTCTGCACGAATTTCTTTCTTAAATTCTTTGGCTTCTTTTTCGGTGGCAAAGCGTTTACGGTGACGTTTGCCGTCGTTGTCACAATAGTCGTAACAATACTTTTTTCGTGCTTTGTCGTACCATATTGTTCCGTCGCCGTACATTGCTTCACGTCCTTTTTTATTATATTTTTAGGGATGTTTTTACAAACTTATAAGGTAAGACTGTATATCAGACAGCTCACGTTGAATGTAGCGCAAGTCGTCAGATACATCATCTATACCAGATTGAATAAGCCAAAGGCTATCAATTTCTTGTGATATTAAATTTATTTGATACGCTTGGAAACAAAGCATACATATGATAATTAATAACAAAATGTTAGTAAGATTAATAGTGTTAATTTTAAACTTATTATCCATTATTTAGTGCCTCTCTACTTATAGTTTTTATTAAATTCATTTTTTTAATGGGGGTTATGAATTTATTTTCGTTGTCGTAGCGTTTTACCAGCGTAAACAATAGAAAACATAAACAAAAGTGCGTATATAATGTCAATAAAAACCCACGATGAACGGGTATATTGGACGACAAAAGGAAAAATATGAATTCCTAGAGCAATGTTCAGTAAACTTAAACTAATAATTTTTATTGAAAAGAATTTATAAGCACTATAAAAGTAACATATAGTTAGAAGCGTACGTGCATAGTAATAGTTTTCCTGACGTGGTAATCCTATAACAAGTGCAGTAAGCATAATAATAGCAGGAACATAAGCAAATAATATGTTGCTAAAAGCGGTGTGGTCATCCTTTAACGACATAATTCCAACAAAAACAAATACAAATCCTACAAGGATAATAAATATTTCTACTAATGCTTGCAGTATATTATCCATAATGAGGCCTCTTTTCTAAATTTTAATTTAAGATTTAATAATTCTTATTAAATCATTTATGACTATGACGTTGAGCTTCAAGTTCGTCAACAAAACAATAGTTATCAAAGTCATTATTTATAATATGCTCCTGCTCATGTAGGAGTGTTTTTTTATTTGTTTCAAAAGTAAACCTAGAGTTAAGGACACAAATTTTTTCACCTTCAGGAGTACAAAAACAAAAACCTTTTATTGTTAGAGGAAGATCAAATAATATGGTTCGTTCAATCATCTTCATTACGTTCCTTTTTTCTCATTCTGCTAACCATATCGGCTACAAATTTTAAATCTTCCGGAGATACATTTTTGGCCGCATCAAATAATATTTTCATGTCGGGATTATCATATATTTCTTGCGCCATTTTTGCAGCTTCGGGATTTGTGTAATAGCCTTCTCGTTCAACGGCAGTAATATTTTCTTTGTTACCAAGTAAATAGTCGGTACTTACACAAAACTTTTGAGCTAATTTCAAAATCATTTCGTTGGACGGCATACGCTGACCGAGTTCATAAAAGGATACTGCTTTTGGTGTTACTCCCAAGAAGTCTGCCAACTCTTTTTGTGTTATATCATGCTCTTGTCTTAATTGTTTTATTCGTTGACCTAACATCAAGCTCACCTCCCTTTTGTGTACTGTGTGTTCATTATACAATAAAAATATAAAAAAAGCTATTGACATTCCACATATTGTACAGTACAATATGTACACAGAGAAAGGAGGGGTACAATGAACAAATTAAAAGAAATTAGAATGAAGAATAATATTAGCCAGGAATTACTCGCTTGTAAAGTGGGCGTTACCGTTAGGTATATTGCATTTCTTGAAAGTGGGGCTCGAAAACCCTCAATAGATGTCGCTTTTAAAATAGCAAAAGTTTTAAAAAGCACAGTTGATGATATTTTTTTGCCACGTAAATGTACAAAATGTTCATAAACCTAAACAAACAGCGGTGAAAAAGGAGCGTAACAATGTTAGGACTAATGATAGCATTAGCACTTCTTGTTATTGGAAGAATTACTAACAACATAATACTCATAGTAATAGGAATGTGTTTTTGCTTTGTTTTTGGACTGTTTACTTCTTATACGATAGGCGGTTACGAATTGATGTATATATTCGTTCTGTCCATGATTGTTGTTCTTGCGATATTAGGTTTAATACTGAAGTTATTAAAATAATCCTAATTAAGAAACAAAAAGAAACACCCGCTGCTCTCTGGAAAAGTTTAGCGAGTGTTTCTTGTGACCAGCCGAAGCTGACGAGAACATTATAACACGCTTCGACTGGTATATCAACTTTGAAAGAGGGATATACCATGAACAAGAAAGATGAAGCTTTGGCAAAGTTTGTCGAAGTGGTAAAGAATTTAAGTTCTAAAGAGTTTAAAGAAAAGTATGTTAAGGATAGTAAAGGGCTTGATGAAATTGAAAGAAAGGAGGATCAGGAAGATGGAGCTTGTGACGTGTGACGAGTATGCGAAAAGCAGAGGATTATCGTTGGTTACCATCCGAAGGTATTGCCGTGAAGGAATTGTCCCATACCTTCGGATTGGTAAGGTATATAGGTTAGATCCTCCGCTAGTTGATGAAGCTTTAGCACAAGTTATGCGTGAGAATATGGAATATCGATCTAATGGGATAAAGCGAAGTCGTAAGCGAAGGAAAAATTTTGATTTTGAAGCAGCGTTAAAGGCTTTATAGGAGGTTGAATTATGAAAGCATTAATCAAAGTAGCAGGAACAGCAGTAGTGATGAAAGAGAGTATTAAGGAGCAACCTTGTGTATGGGCTTTGACCGCTTTGTCTATAGCAACAGTAGTTAAGCTGATATATGACATAGGTTACGCTATGGGGCAGGTGGCAGGCTTATGATTAGAGATTTTACCGTAGCAACTACTGCAATATTTGTTGGGACATACGTAGCTATTATGGCTGCTGTAGTGACTGTAGGGGTGTTGAGATGAGCTGCGAAGATGAGAAGTTAGAATGTGAATATTGTGATCATTGTCTGCCTATTGGCGAAGGTGATCATATTTGTGATAAAAATGGAGTTCCGGTTATCGTCTTGTCTAAATACGTTCCTACTGAAGATTATTTGTATTGCAAAAGAAAAAGAGCTACCGAAGTTGCAGCTTCGATAGCTCAGGGTGGACATGTAAATTTTACTAGGTTTAGCGTCCACCTTCATTTTAGCAAAAGAATTGGAGGATTGCAAGCATGGATAAATTTGATGATTTAGTATATTCGATTAGATATGAATTAGATGCAATGCAGGAAAATCTGAATAACACAGATGATTTGGACGGAAGCGAAGCTAAAGTAAATGTTTTGCTGAAATGGATTAAAAATAGCGCAAATACGATTGAAAATAAAATTGAAGATTGGGGCGTGTAAATATGAAACTTTATGAAATTAATCAACAATTAGAGCGGTTGCTAGAACTTGATACTGAAAGAATGGTAGATACTGAAACAGGTGAAATATTGACTGCCGAGGATATAGATCAGTTGAAGATGGATAGAGTAGAAAAGATTGAAGGCTGCCTTGTGGTTTACAAAAACAAAATGGCAGAAACAGCAGCCATTGAGGAAGAAATTAAAAGGCTGACGGAAAGAAAAGCCACCTTAAAAAATAAGGCGGAGTGGTTAAAAGGTTATGTAGCCTACGCTTTAAAGGGTGAAAAATTTGAGACTCCCAAAGGCGCAGTCAGCTACAAAAAAAGTGAGACTGTGGAAATTACCGATAAGGAGAAGCTGCCGACAGAATTTTTGAGAGTTGTTACATCAACATCACCTGACAAAGCGGCTATCAAGGCTGCGATCAAAGCTGGCAGTAAAATTGATGGGGCACAGGTAGTAGAGCATCAGAATGTGCAGATAAAGTGAGGTTGAGGACATGATTGATATATATACAAACTTAGCAACCCCGCCTACAGATGCTTTGAAAACAATCCAAGCAGGTAATCTAAGGGGAAAAAGTGATATAAACCCACAATGGAAGATTGAAGCCATTACTGCTCAGTTTGGTTTGTGTGGTATTGGGTGGAAATTTGAAATTTTAGATAAGACTATATATCCATTAGAGGATAAGCAAATATTACTGTATATGACGGTAGCTTTGTTTATCAAAAACGGTGATAGTTGGAGCGAGCCTATCATTGGTTGTGGAGGCGACTTCATTGTTCAAAAATACAAAACTGGACTTACAGCAAATGATGAAGCCTTTAAGATGTGTCTTACTGACGCACTTGGTAACGCTATGAAAAACATTGGCGTTGCAGCAGATGTGTACAGGGGGTTTTGCGATGGTAAATATAGCGTTCGAGAAGAACAGCAATCTGTTGAACCATCAATCACTAAAACATCAAATAAAGCAGAACCGCCTACACCTATAAACCAAACTAAGCCTGCGTTTCCTGACGAAAATACAGGACCACAATTTTTGATGTGTCAGGAATGTACGGTTGAAATTAGCCAAAAAGTACATGATTATAGCGTACAGAAATTTGGTAGGCCGCTCTGTATGAAATGTCAGAAGGTAGCAGCAAAATGAAAACTACGTTACAAGACCTTCAGCTGATTCAGACATGGCAGGGGGCAAGTGTTGTGATTCCACTTTCATCATCAGAGGCGGAAGAGGTCGCAGAATTAAAGAAAAAGGCTGACGATGGAAAACCATTGCAGTTTGAATTAAAAATCGTTAGAAAACAACGTAGCCTTGATGCAAATGCGGCATTATGGTTTTTGTTACAGGAAATGGCGGCTAAACTACGGACAAATAAAGATGCGCTATATCTTGAAATGTTGGGTAGATATGGAGTATTTACGCATATAATTGCAAAAGCTAATGCTGCAGAGCGATTTAAAGCTCAATGGCGTACTGTTAAGGATCTTGGCGAAGTTACTGTCAATGGGCAGACTGGTAAGCAGCTACAATGTTATTTTGGCAGTAGTACTTATAACACGCTTGAATTTAGTAGGTTGTTAGATGGAACGATTAATGATGCAAAGGAAATTGGTATAAACCTTATTTCCGATGCTGATAGGGCGCTTATGCTGGCAGAATGGGGGAATAATAATGAAAAAAGAAAAAAAGCATGTCCTGAAAATATTGACAGAAAAGCTGGAAAAAAATGAGCCTTTATTTGTGATGATAGAAGGGAACGTTATTATATCCGGGGAGTTTGAAAATCTTGCTGACTTACACGCACGAACTGCGGCAGGCATTGCTCACCTAATGCTTTCGTTAGAAATGGAAACTGGATGTACAACAAAACTTATGACTAAAATGGTTGGTTACTCTTTGAGCTTGTTGAGGAAAGTAGCAAAGCATGGCTAAGAGTATCATGCAGACAGGAAAATATTGTTATAACTGTGGGATAGAAACAGGACTTCATTTGCACCATATTTACTATGGTACCGGCAAGCGGAAAATTAGCGATAAAAACGGTTTTACCTGTTGGCTGTGCTGGCGTTGCCACAATGCTGTGCATGATGGCAGTGCACTGGGGACTTTGTTAAAGGTAGAGTGCCAAATGGTTTTTGAGCTTGAACACAGCAGAGAAGAATTTATGAAGATTATCGGAAGAAATTATTTAGACGACTGAAAGGATTATTATGAACTACGTTGCACAGATGAATGCGTTTTGGAGCTGGCGGTTACTCAACCAACTTAATAGCCGAGCTGCTGATTTGTATATGGCATTATTGCACTTTAACAATTTAGGCGGCTGGCAAAAAGAGTTTACCGTGTCCAGCACGATGCTGCAATCGGTGTGTGGAATTTCTCGGACTGAATTAAGTAGGCATAGGAATACTCTAATTCAGATGGGGTTGATTTCATACCAGGGCGGCAAAGGTAGTCGATCAGGTTTTTATCAGATATTTGATTTGTGTATCGTATACCGAACACAAACTGATACGCAACCTGTAACACAAACTGATACACAACCTGTAACACAATCTCGCGCGGAGAAGAAAGTATATATAAATAATATTATTAATAATAAACAAAACGAAAAGAAACAAGAAGCGCCTGATTGTGAGCGGGAAGAATATTTTGCCCGATTTTGGGAAGCATACCCGGTGAAAGTGAAAAAGCCTGTAGCTAAAATCGAGTGGAACAAGCTTGTTGATCCTTGTGTGGAGCTGTACGAAAAAATCATAGCTGCTGTTGAGCGGTATAAACAGACAAGCCGTTGGAAAGAGAACAACGGGGCTTATATTCCATACCCTGAAACATTCTTGCAAGACAGGCGTTGGGAAGATGAGATACGTGTTACAGAGCAGAAAAAAGAATGGGCATGGTGAGGTGATTTGAATGCTTGATATAGGCGATATAGAGGCTGCGTTTGTGGTATGGCGAGCAGCTGGCTTAACTCCACCACCGATGAATGATGTGCAGCGGGAAAACTTTATGGCTAAAACGTTGGAACAATACAAGTATACACAGGTCAATGATTGGGCGGAAGCTGTTGAGTGGGTAGCTAATAACAATACGCGCTGGGCAACGTGGTTCGACATCAATACAGCGCTGTCTATAGTCCGGCAGAATAAAATTGGCGCAGAAAAGAAAGCTATTGAGCGTAATTCTAAAGCGGCAAATGAGTTTGTTAAAAAGTTGTTTGCTGATCTTGCTGCCGGCAAAACATTTGGTGAACTACGGCAGCCAATAAGCGAGAAAGTTAGAGCTGCAGCAAAGAGGATTTTCCCTGATGCCGACGATAGCTTTATAAAGCGTAATTACAACGATATCAGCTTTATCGCAGACGTCGAACGAAAATGCGCTGAATGTATTAATACTGTTGATTGCCCATACAGCGGACATCAACCGTTTTTGAGAGTAGATAAAGAAAGCGGATTTACTTATGTGGTAGCTGATCGTGAACGGTGTTATAAATATCATCCGTTAGTGCCTGATGTAGTACCAAAACGGTCAGCATGTCGTCAAGGTGAATTAGCTAAAGTTTAAAGGAGCGGTAACTATGAAAATAAGTGCAGAAAAATTACAGGAGATTATAGAAAGTCACGGCAGATGGTTGCGAAACGAAGAAGGAGGGGAACGTGCAAACCTCCGCAGTGCAGACCTCAGCAGTGCAGACCTCAGCGGTGCAGACCTCCGCAGTGCAGACCTCAGCAGTGCAGACCTCTACTGTGCAGACCTCAGCAGTGCAGATCTCAGCGGTGCAGACCTCCGCAGTGCAGACCTCCGCAGTGCAAACCTCCGCAGTGCAGACCTCAGTGGTGCAGACCTCCGCGGTGCAG